ATCGTCGCCGGCAGTGCGGCGATTGCCGGGGGCCTCCGAGCAGCTAGCCGCATCAAATCGCGCGCGCCAACGCTCCGCGGCTTTAAAGCCACCACGGCCCGTCCCCAAGGACGTGCTAATCGTGTGCGACGTGCTCGTAAGGCGGTCCGTGCGATTGGTGCACTCATCGGCCGACGCAAAGCCCGTCGCAACCCGATTGCCCGATCAATTCGTCGAGGTTTCAAGGCACGTCTTACGCCACCCATTGTCATCCAGCGACCTAGCAACAGGATGCGAGGTCCCCCCGTTGCCCTCAATCGCGGCCTCGGTCCGTCAAAGTTTTCCATGTCGATGTCGGGAACAGGACGTAACCAAATCGCGGTCATTACGGGACGCGATTACCTTGGCACCATAACCAATCAGGACAACACCGTGGGCGTGTCTTTGCTTAAGGATTTGTTCCCCAGTGATGGCGGTGGTGTCCTTCTCAATCCAGAGTCCGTTGGAGGGGCTCGCGTTGCCATAGCTGGTAATTTGTTTGAGCAATTCCGCTTCCGCCACATTTCCTTCACCTTCACGGAAGCATCAGGCACTAATACTGTGGGTAATGTTGCGGGTTGGGTAGATCCTGATCCAACAGATTATGTCTCCTCTAATGAGGCTGGCATTAAAGCGGGTTCCACACACATGTCATTCAGGACCACCCCCGTCTGGCGTGAGTGTACTTGGACGGCAGATCCCAAGGCCCGCAATGAGGAGGATCTTTGGATTCGTTCGTCTGACGTTGGTGATGCTTCGCTTCGTTTGTCTAATCAAGGTCGCTTTGAAATGCGTCTCGAAGTTCCCACTGATAAGGCACCTTTTACCAAGATAGGTTCATTACATATGAACTACATCTTGGAGATGCGAAAGCCAACAGTCAACTTGCCTTATTATGGGTCTAGTGATCAATACACGTTTTCACTGCCAACCGGAGTGGCCCCGCAGGCTTATTCTGAAGTTTTTAATCCGGCTGCTGGTGGCTTCGTGTTGCAGGCGGACACAGGAAATTCTGGTGCCACTGAAGCTTTTGGCGCCACACTCAACACAGGCGGTGGCGCACACACACACCTCGCTGTTTTCTATTTGCCGCCTGGTGTTTGGCAAATCAATTATAATATGCAGGGTGTCAATGCTGGCGATTCCGATATTCTGGGCATCGCTACGAAGACCCTCACTTACGGACTCGGTGCTATTGTGTCTACCTCGCCCACTCTTGCTGATATACTCTGGGACTCCGTTGGTACGCAGTATTACGGTTTCCAAGATCTCGCCCTTTCTTCACCCGATGCTAATAATATCAGTTACACCAGTCCTGCCGGTGTTTACTGGTTAAATGAAGCGGGTACTGGCGCCATCAACGCTCTCACCGGCTTTAATGGCACGCGTATTGTGGTCCCAGCTAACGGTCGAGATTTTTACCTGGCCTTTTTTCCTTCCGCCATTGCCTCTGATGTTGGCGGCTCTGTTAAAGCCGGAGTCACCAAAAACACTGGCTCCATTACTCTGTACACACCGTCAGACACCTCGACTGTTCAAGCGGCTGTCTCATTCACTTTGACTTTCGTGCGTCCCACTCGTGCAGAGTCTTTAAGTTTGATACCAACACAACTTACTGCCGATCCTCGTTTCACCGACGTTGATGAACGCTTGAAGTACCTTGAGTCACTTATCGAGCGCACTCATGTCTCCAGACCACGTGGCTTTGCTGCTGCTTCAGGTGCAGCAGCGCCACCAGCTCCTAAAGATGAGAGCAAGGAGCCTGTCTCTGATCCTGATGAACCTTCAGAAGAGGTTTTAAAGGTTGCAAAACAATTGTCGAAGCTTTTAGTCTTGGACTAATCTTCGGCTATGCACCATTGTTCTCAACACCTTGGTTGAGTTTTTATGGTTGCTAATTCAAAATAGCTAAAAGTTCTTTTTTCTTTATGCCCAATTTGAAAATTAGGAGTCATACGCCGGCTAATTACCG